AGCACCCTAGGTACTACAGATTTTATGTTTACCAATGGCAGCAGTTCAGTGTATGCTTATGTAAATGTATTCACAACCAGTACTGCTGTATTTGATCATCCCACAGCAGGAGTTCCAGCTTCAGGCATTATCTTAATACCTAATCAAACTTTGGTATTGAGCCTGCCCACAGCTGCCACACCTACACAAAACACAGTGTATGTTAAAACCATAACAGCTTCAGGCACAGCCAACGTTTACGTATCACCAGGAACCGCAATATGAAAGAGGCCTTGGCAAGACATGGTAAGTGGATTCAGGAGGCTATTAAACATCCTGGAGCCTTACACAAAGAACTCAAAGTGCCCCAGGGCAAAAAGATACCTGCTGTCAAGTTAGCACGGGCAGCCAAGCAGCCTGGAGTGGAAGGTCAACGTGCCAGACTAGCAGAGACTCTACGGGGTCTTGGTAAGAAGTAAAAGGAAACAAAAATGCAATTACCTAAAATGAAAGAAAACTTTGGTTCTGGTCCTCGTACAGGCAATACCAATCCAGGAACTAAACGTAGCGACTTTAAAGCAGGCAAATCTGAACGTGAGAATCTAGCCTTAGAAATCAATAAGGCCTATGCTTTACGCAATGAAGATGAGACCAAAATAGATCCTAGATTAGAACCTGTTGAAGCAACGGTTAAACCACGTAAGTTTAAACGTTAACCCAGTGTGACTCACTTGACGAGTCATTTGAATAGTTTATTAAAGGAATAGAAATGAAAAAAACCCTCATGCCAGATCCCTGGAACAACGCAGACGCACCTGAGACTTTAGAGCCAGAACAGGTTCAAGTCACGAGTGAGCCAGAACTCTTAATCACCACGGTTGAAGACTTAAAACCACAGCGCACACACCAAATGGAATACAGCCTTGAAGGACTCAAGGCAGACTTTCCCAACTCAAGAGAACTAGAGCAATTTGTGTTTGATGAAACACAACTTTCACTAAAGTTAAAAGGAATTGATCCTGCTTTAAAGTATGAAATAGCTTTGAGTGTGCTGACGGGTCAAGACATTGATCTCAAATACATCACAGGAGCCAATCCTTATGTGGACAACACAGAGCTGATTCCTGAAGATGCTCAACGTGCTCGCCCACCACGTGATCCACGTTTGCCACAAGAAGAAGCCATGAGCACCTATCATGATTTCAATGTGCCTCATCCTGATGCCTCCATGCGAGCAGTGGATGCCAAAGTAATTTGTCAATTTAAAACTTATGGTGATGGCAGTATCAGTTATGAGATCATGGGTCCTATTGAACGCCAAAGTGTGGGCAGTAAGTTGGACAAGTTTGGTCGTGAGCGTCCTGAAAAGATTGCTTGGATGGATCCCAGAACAGGCGAACAAGCTGTTCGTTATAAAGATGGCAGCTACAGCAAGATGGGTCAACGTTTACGTACCTTAATGGAAAGCAAACGTGTCAACAAAACTGACAGCGTTTGGAACATTTGGATTGATCGTAGCTTTACACACTTTAACAAAGATGCTTTAGATAATCCTTGGTTAGAATAATGCGGCCTGATCTAGATCCTCAAGTGCTGGAAACACGCATACAAGGCAAGATCAACGCTATACATCGTACAGTGTTTGCTGAAAAGTTTCCAGGGCAGATTGAACATTGTTTACGCTTGTTAACAGAACGCCTACAACTGGGCCTGGACAAGCGTGGCTCTGTTGTGGTTGCTGATGTAGCCACATGGCCCTTGACTCCAGAACAACTGCGTGAACTAGCAGAAGCCATGTATTATATTAATCAAATTAAAAATTCAATAGAATGATTGACAGCAATGTTCTAATGCGCAGGGCAGTTAGATGGGTATGTGAGCAACATGCGTTAAGGCCTGAAAGCCTGTTGATGTTTGATTCTTCTACACAAAGCAAGTTTCAAGACTTGGCCATTGCCACTGCTGAAGACATGCGCTGGAATCAACTCCTATACTTTAAACCATTTGATCACCAACGAGCCTTTTTTGCCACAGGTGCCAGCCCACGCAGAGGCATCCTGGCTGCCAACAGGATTGGCAAGACAGTAAGTACCTGTTTTGAAACTGCTTATCACTTGACAGGATTATATCCTGCATGGTGGCCTGAACAAGCCAAACGATTTACCAAACCTGTTACAGCTTTTGTGGCANGTGAAGGTTGGGATCAGGTAGCTCGTGTGTTGCAGGATGAATTGATAGGCACCAAGGACATCAAGATCAAAGATCAAATAGGCACAGGTGCCATTCCCAAAACTTGTATCTTAATAGACACCATGCGCTGTGATGGTGCCAATGTGACAGGTGTTGAGATCCGCCATGTGTCAGGTGCCAACAGCTATTTGTTGTTTGGTAACTACACACAGGAAGTTAGAAACTTACAGGGTTTTAAATTGGACTTTGTGGTGTTTGATGAGCAGCCTCCAGATGATATATTTTCAGAATTGGTCACACGTACTGCCACAACACAAGGTCAAGTCCTGTGTAGTTTTACTCCACTCAAAGGCTTGAATGGTTTAGTATCAAAGTTCTGGTATGAGGAAGAAGGTTATGAACATGTTAGAGTGGCTTGGGATGATGTGCCTGAGCATGATCCTTGGCATGAACCATTTTTGCTGTACAGCACACGCAGACAATTAGAGCGTGATTACTTGCCACATGAGCGTGAAGCCAGAATAGCAGGTATTCCTGTCATGGGTCACGGAGCTGTGTTTCAACTACGCAACTGGCCCACATACAAAACAGGTGATTATGATTTTAAAAGCATGAATCATGTAGAGCGTGTGATAGCACTTGACCTGGGCCTGGTGCGTGATAAGACTGTGGTCAGTTATATGTTCTGGAATCCACGCACACAAGAATGTTGGCTACACAGTCAGATAGTGGTCAAAGGCACAGAAGAAGCCAATCCCCTAAATTGGATCACGCACCTGATACGTCCAGAAGTGTTTGGTTGTCCTATTGTGTTGCCCAGTGATGCCAACACAGCAGGCAGGTATACCATGAGCGCCTTGAGTCTAAGACAACTGTTTCAAGAATATGAATTAAATGTTCATCCTAATCCTGCTATGAATCCACCTGATGCTGAAGGCAAGGTCACCAACCACAAGAGTTTTGGTGTTAACGTGATGCGTCAAATGTTAGAAATGGGCACATTTAGAGTAAATGAGAATTGTGTAGAGTTCTTACGTGAAGCCAAAAACTACTTTGTGGATCAACATGGACGTTTTAGTGATCCAGATGACTGTTTAGACAGTGCCAGATATGGACTCCTGGCCTGTCTTAATGGTTGGACAGAACCTTATGATGGTAAGAATCCACAGGTGCGCATGGCAGAGGCACGTGTGCGTATGGAACACTCTAGACTGAATAAACAGGCCAACAAGGTAGATTGGAAGAAAACCTTCAATCCAGTAGGTTAAATCCTGGCTGTAATAAAAACATATAAATAAAGAATAACCAGGAATAGCCACATGTTTGATCGCACTCATTTTGTAACCAACAACGTATACAATGCCAAGGGAGCCATGAGCCGCTTTTTGCACCTTAAGCGTATCATGGATCAAAAGTGTGCAGCCAATTTAAGATTACTGGCCACCAAAAACAATATCAACAGAGCAAGCGATTATCACTATTTGAACCTGGCTGTAACACAGTCAACAGAACCTGTAAATGGCTTAGATTATATTCATCCTGTGGTCAAGCCCAATGTGGATTATAGTACTGCTGTGATCAGCAAGGGCCTGATACAGAATGGTGAAATAAACTTTGAGTTTGTGCCTGACAACGAAGATGATCGTGATGCCGCGCAACAGGCCACTGACATGGTCCATAAAATTGTGAATCAAAACAATGATCCACACCAGATCCTACAACACTGGATCATGGACGCACTGTTACACAAAAATGGTGAAATGATGATCAGTCCTGTGCGCGAGCAGATCACACGCTATGTCAAGACCAAGGGCACAGCAGATCAATTACAGGCCTTTGAAGCACAGGCAGCAGATGCTGGCCTAACTGCTGCACGCACTGCCAAGCGTAGAGTCAGTATGGACAGCTCCAAGGTCATGGCAGAAACACAGCAGTGGTTGGCACAAGCAGGTCAAGACCAACACCAACAGGCCATTGATAATGTGTTAGACAGCTTGAAGCGTCATTCTGAAGGTGATGAGGAAAGCCTTAATGAAAATCCCTTGCCAGAACAAGAAAATATACAATTGACGGATGGTGAGCAGGCCATACGTGACAGTATCAATCGCAACACCATTTATGAAGCAGAATACAAAATGGTTGGCTACAACATGAACATCAAGTTTCGTCCTATAGCTCAACACTACTGGATGTGTAATCCCACTATTGTAAACATACAAGAACAAGACTTTTGTGGATTTTATGATCCCATGAGTGTACAAGAAGCCACAGAACGCTATCCTGGACTAGACTTGAGCCTGTTTATGGAACATGCTGAATATAGCAATGTGGGTGCTTACCAAGCAGGTAGCTTGTTAAACAACTTGGCTATTCATGCTCGTGACTCAGTGCCTATCAATGGTTTACCTTCAACAGGTTATGCCAGTCAGGATCCCACTGCTAGACAAGTGACAGTGTTGACAACATGGAACAGATATGATATTGACAATGATGGTGAGTTGGAGTTGGTTGAAATCGTATATAGTGGCAGTTATATCATTAGTGCTAAAGAAGTTGAGTTTATTCCCGTAGCAGACATGTGCCCAAGACCCTTGCCACAAAACTTTTATGGTATGAGTCTAGCAGAAAGCCTAGTGCCTGCACAAGAATACATGACCAGCGCACACCGTGCTGAAATACAATTGGGCTTGCTAACAGCCACTCCACGTATTGGTGTCAAACCAGAGCGTGTGGATTGGGAAATGCTACAAGATGGTGAAGCTGCCATCTTTATTTTGGATTCAAAGTTTGATCCCACAACAGACATATTCCCAATGCCACCACCAGCAGGCAATTTGAGTTTTATTGAAGTGGCCATGAGTCGCTTGCAACAAGATGTCATGAGCCTAGTGGGCATGACTACTCCTACAGATACATTTACTCCAGAAGTCATGGATCCAGGTAACTCAGGTGCCAAACTACAGATAGCAATGGGTCCTAATCAATTGATACAGGACAACATTGTTAAGAACTGTGCTGAAGGCCTTAAAGATGCCATTTGGTTGGTATGGCGCACCCTGATTCAATACAGTGATGATTATGGTGTTAAGAAATTGGCACAGCAGTTTAATCCTCACAAAGAAGCTGTGTTTCTAGACGCAAAAAACTTTGAAGACATGGCCTTTAATGAGCGCAAGATACTACACATTGACCTGGCTCTAGGTATGGCCAGTGAACAAAACAGCCTACAACGCTTACAAATTATCAAACAGATGCAAACACAGCTAACACAAGAAATCACAGCAGGTGTCAGTTCAGGTGCTTTAACACCCAAGGCTTTTGCCAAAATGCGCAGACCCTATGAAGACATGATGTATGTGTTGGGTGTTAAAGAATGTGATACTTACTTGCCCACTGAACAAGAAGTTATGGAAATGGTCAAACAAGCACAACAGGCCGCAAGTCAGAAACAACCCAGCCCTCAAGATGCCAAGGACAAGGCCAGTGCTGCACTTGACACTGCTAGAGCACAAGAGATTGCTGCCAAGATACAAGGACAGCATCCTGATGCTGTTAGAGCCCTGGCTGATGCCAACAAGCTGACAGCAGACACAGCAGGTACCAGTGCTGGCAAACAGTTGGATGCCATCAGCTTGATCAAGCAACACAAGGCCACCAATTATTGATACAGATTTTATAAGGAACTGAAATGATAGATCAAGACAAGGTTCAGGCATTCAATGCTAAACCCAAAGTTGATATAAATAATATAAAGAAAATGACAGCTGGTCAATTGGATCAGGTCAAAGTTTATGGCAGTAACGCAGAGAACCTATTGAAGAATAGAGACTTTGCACTGTTTGTTCATCACTTCAAGTTTGACTTGGCAGATGAACTCAGTGGCATTAAAGGCCACACACTAGATGATAATGCTCGCAGAATAAGTATTGCTCATAATATTGCGGGCATTGATAAATTTGTAGAACAGCTTCAAAGAGCAGTTTATTACAAAAACCAAGCGGTAAACCAACAACAGGCCCCCACTGAAAATTAAATGGTAGCGTTTGTTTATAAATGGACACACTTACTTAACCTAAACTGGTATGTAGGTGTTAGAACAAAGAATGGATGTCATCCTGAAGATGGATACATTTGTTCAAGTAAGTTGGTAAAGCCACTTATACTTTCTCATCCTGATGAATGGGAAAGAACAATCGTAGCAACAGGTTCGCCTGAAGAAATGATTGAGTTAGAAACAGAGATTTTAAATTGTGTTGATGCTCGTAACGATCAAC